GTCCCTGAGGTGCTCAAGAGAGACNGACGCAACCTGGCTGTCCGGTGGGCCATGAGCAAGGCCGGNATGCTGATGGAGAAGTGGGGCGTGGACTCCGTGCGCGTGACGCAGCTCCACCCGGAGACAATCCCTGTGATTACGGATAATCTGGGAGCAAAGCACGAGATCTATACATTCGAGATCAGAGGAGGCGACGATGCCGCTCAAACGAGGGAAGTCCCGTAAGACCATCAGCGCCAACATCCGCAAGCTTCGCGAGGAGGGCTACCCGCAGGACCAGGCGGTGGCGATCGCGATGAATAAGGCTGGCAAGGGCCGCAAGAAGAGGAAGCGGAAATGAGCGAGAAGGTTGTGGCCTTCCCGGGGTGCATCGCCCCGGGGGAGGTGAATACGTATCTCGTGAAGATCCTCGAGANNATGCTCGAGGACGCCAAGGCNGGCAAGCTCGAGGCGGCCATCATTGCCGGATTCATGGATGACGGCGTTGCGAGGTTCGCGTGGGCGATCGGGAGTCACTCCATATCAGAGATGGTTGGCCTGGCTGAGCGCCTAAAGCTTGAGTTTTTGAAGGATGCTTGACGCTGACTAACATACAACATAAACTTGCTAACTCCTGGCAGGAGTTAGCGATGGCCGAGATTGTGCCGTTCGGGTCAACCCCCGGTCAAAGTCCACGCGTTCTCAACGTCGGAGGTGTGCTCCGCGCAGCTAATCTCGCGGCCATTGAGGCACAGGAAGAGGAGCTACGGAAGGCCGCAATCCAGGTCCAAAACAGCCCGCCTATCCAGGGCCTGGCGCGTATCGTACGCAAGCATTGGGAAATAGCTCGAGACGCTAAGCGTAACACAGTAGAGCCTCGGCTCATCGCTAACCTCCGTGCCCGCCGTGGTGAGTACGAGCCTGATAAGCTCGCTGAGATNCGTCAGCACGGGGGCTCTGACGTCTACGCTATGNTGACGTCGGTTAAATGCCGTGCAGCGGCTGCCTGGCTGCGTGACACGCTTGGAGCGAGCGGCACAGAGAAACCCTGGGGGATACAGCCGACCCCCCTCCCGGATCTCCCCCCTGACATTGTTGAATCCATCATCCAGAAGGTTGCGACACACTTGCAGCAGTTTGAGGCTGCAGGCATCCCGGTGTCGGACGAGGAGCTAAAGACGGCCATCCTGGTGTTGAGGGACCGGGCGCTTAATGAGATCAGGGAGAAGGCCCGCGAGTTCGCCGCTCGCATGGAGAACAAAATGGAGGACCAGCTCATTGAGGGCGGGTTCCAGTTGGCTCTCCAGCAGTTCATTGACGACTTGGTGACTTTTCCGGCTGCCATCATCAAAGGGCCGATCGTACGGATGAAACCCCGGTTGCGGTGGGTTCAGACAGCTGGTGGATGGGAGCTGGTTACAGAGAAAGCCCCACACCTCGAGTGGGAACGGGTGTCGCCGTTCGACATTTATCCCTCGCCGGACTCGTCTGGGGTGGACGATGGCTTCCTAATTGAGCGTCACAGACTCAGCCGTAAGGACCTCCAGGAGCTCAAGGGGGTTGATGGGTACAACGAGGATGCGATCAACCTGGTCCTCGAGGAGTATGGACGAGGGGGTTTGCGTGATTGGCTGTGGGAGGACGTTGCCCAGGCTCAGGCTGAGGGTAAGNACTCTCTCGAGGTCATGACCAACCCGGATGAGCTCATAGATGCGCTCCAGTATTGGGGCTGTGTGCAGGGACAGACGCTNATTGACGAGGGGGTTGACCGCTCTCTCATTGATGACCCGCTGAAAGACTATTACTGCGAGGTTTGGCTCATTGGGCGTTACGTCATCAAGGCGGTGCTCAACTATGACGAGCTGGGGCGCAAGCCTTACTACAAAGCGTCTTACGAGGAGATCCCTGGGTCGTTCTGGGGGAATGGACCGCCTGATTTGATCAAGGATGCTCAAGCTGTGGTGAACGCCGCTATGCGGGCGCTCGTCAACAACATGGGGATTGCCTCTGGCCCACAGGTGGGGGTTAACGTCGATCGGCTACCCCCCGGGGAGGACATCACTGAGATGTATCCCTGGAAGATCTGGCAGTTCATCGATAGCCCACATGCAACCAATGGGGCGAATGCGCCGATTACGTTCTTCCAGCCCAATTCCAACGCGGCTGAGCTCATTGGCATCATTGAGAAGTTTATGAACTTTGCCGATGAGTGGTCGGGGATTCCCAAATATTTGCAGGGTGAGAATCCCGGCGGTGGGGCTGGCCGGACGGCGTCTGGTCTCAGTATGATGATCACCAACGCCCATAAAGGCATCAAGCAGGTGGTAGCAAATATCGACAATCATGTTCTCAAGCCTCTCATTGAGCGGTTGTATTATTGGAACATGAAGTTCGGGGATGACCCGGACTTGAAAGGGGATGTGCAGGTCTATGCCCGTGGGGCTGAGGCGCTTGTTGCCAAGGAGGCTGAGGCGGTTCGCCGGAATGAGTTCCTGATGGCTACTGCGAACCCGATCGATATGCAGATCGTTGGNCTTGAGGGTAGGGCTGAGGTTCTCCGTGAGACAGCTAAGAATCTTAATATGAACACTGACCGGATCGTTCCGCCGAGGGAAGTTCTACGCCAAAAACTTCTCATGCAGGCAATGATGCAAGGGCAGCAGCCACAACAGCTCAACGGCGGTAGTGGTCAGGAGCTACAGGATGGTACTCCGACGACTGATAATTTTACTCCTCCGCGTAAACCTAGAATCCAGCCGCAGCGATGAAAACCTGCAGAAAGTGTAATCGCTCACTTTCGGTCGAAATGTTTTATACAAATCCTCGCACTAAAGATGGGAGGTTTCATTTTTGTCATGAATGTTGGAGTAAGACATATGCAGTAAAGAACAAGCTCAACGGTATTGAGTTTGAGCAGCATACGTATTTAACGGTTCTTGACCCTCCCCGGACGTTTGAGGAGACCCGCGCGCGGGTGGAGGAGCGGCTGAAGTCTCTTCCCTCTAGACCTTAGATATGCTAACCTGACGGCCTNCCTTGCTAATGAGGAGAGGTCGTTATGTTCGCGCTGGCGTACGGTCCCACCCTACCCATCTCAGAAGAAATCCATGCAAGTAAGTACAGAACACGAAACGAGACTTTCTACGACATGGTGTGCCGGATCGCAGCGGTACTGTCGGACAATGAGGACCACAGGCGCGAGGTTAAACGCATATTACTGAGGATGGCATTCTTGCCGGGAGGGCGGATTCAGCGCGCTATAGGATCGCCACACAGGGTTACGGCTTACAATTGCTATGTGAGTGGGACGATCAGCGACGACTCCACAGATATTATGGAGAAGGCCAAAGAGGCTTTTCTCACGATGCGTATGGGTGGGGGGATCGGGTATGACTTCTCAACTATTCGACCTAGAGGGGCGTTGATCAAATCGCTCGGGTCCTCGGCGTCGGGGCCGGTGAGCTTCATGGGGATTTTTGACGCTACGTGCCGGACAGTTGCCTCTGCTGGTAATCGTCGTGGTGCTCAGATGGGGGTCCTGAGGATAGACCACCCTGACATCGAGGAGTTTGTGAGCGCCAAGCAGAACACGACGAACCTTACAGCATTCAACATCTCCGTTGCTGTGACGGACGAGTTTATGAAGGCGATGATCGCCGGGAATTCGTTCCCGCTGCGGTTCAATGGGGAGGTTTTTGGGGAGGTTGATGCTGCCGCTCTTTGGAACAAGATCATGCGATCGACGTGGGACTGGGCGGAGCCGGGGGTCCTGTTTATCGATCGCATCAATAAGATGAATAACCTCTATTATTGCGAGACGATCGCGGCGACCAACCCGTGCGGAGAACAGCCGCTGCCGCCTTATGGAGCATGCCTGCTAGGGTCGTTCAACCTCACCAAGTATCTAATCCGGCAAGGTGGCCGGTGGACGTTCGACCTCGAGGCATTCAGAGCCGACATCCCACCCGTTGTACGGGCGATGGACAATGTGATCGACAACACGATCTATCCGCTCGAGCAGCAAGAACTTGAGGCAAAGCGTAAGCGGCGAATGGGTCTTGGGGTCACTGGGGTGGCCAACACCATTGAAGTCATGGGTTACGCTTACGCGAGCGAGGGGTACATTGAAATCCAANATAAGATTCTTGAGACGTTGCGTGACGAGGCTTATAGGGCGAGTGCGAAGCTGGCGGCTGAGAAAGGCCCGTTCCCGATGTTCGACCGGGATAAATATCTCGACGCACCGTTCGTTAAAGAGCTCCCTGGCGACGTAAGAGACCTCATCGCAGAGCACGGCATTCGTAATTCGCACCTCCTCTCCATCGCACCTACAGGGACGATCTCCCTCTCAGCTGACAACATCTCTAGCGGCATTGAGCCGGTGTTTTCCTACGAATATTCGCGCACGATCATAGGGGAGGAGGGTACTGTCGTAGAGCGAGTTACGGATTGGGCCTACCGCGAGCACGGGGTAAAAGGACGGACTGCAGAGGACCTCGATCCAGAAGATCACGTACGCGTTCTGGTGGCGGCTCAGAAATATGTCGATAGTGCTGTCTCAAAAACTTGTAATGTAGGCCCGGATGTTAGCTGGGAAAGGTTCAAAAACATCTACCTCGAGGCGTGGAAGGGTGGTGCCAAGGGTTGCACGACTTTCAGACCGACAGGAAAACGCGCTGGTGTTCTCGTAAAAACAGAGACGGCTTCCAAAGAGAAAGAAGAATTGGCGTGCAGGATTGACCCAATCACAGGTATCAAAACTTGTGATGCTTGACACGCTAACGACATAAGGATATATGCTAACTTACGGAGAAGTTAGGTGCTCAGCAAACCTGGGGTCGATTTTTACCGTGCACTACTGGTGACGACCAGGCAGCCGCATTGGAAGTCGATCGAGGAGGCGCTGAGCACCGAGCTCCAGACTACCTACGAGTCGATGCGGGACTGCAAAGACGTGGTTTATCTGCATCAACTCCAGGGTAGGGCACAGGCTCTGAGTGATCTTCTGAAGGTGGCGGCAAATGCTCAGTCCATTCTTGAGAAGCTCACGAAGGGCCGAATGTAGGTTTTGCAGCTGACCGTCAGCACGTGCCAGACGCCGTGAGTCGGAGCTGAGTGGTGGGGTGCATATGGAGAATATCCCGGAGAGTGTTCGGCGTCAGTCTGAGGAAGCTGACAGGCTAATGCAGGAATATGTAGCGCGGAGAAATCCGCAGACGCAGCCGCAGAAAGAGCCTGAAGAACCTGAGGAACAAGAGCAAAAGACGCAGGAGCTCGAGGGTTCGGTTAATGGGTCACAGGAGCCAGCACCGCCTGCTCGAGAGGATTCTGAGCTAGAGCTTTGGAAGCAGCGATATAGGACCCTTCAAGGCAAGTACAACGCCGAGATAGGTCATGCAAATCGCAGGATTTCGGAGCTCGAGAGTCAGATCCAGCAGCTCTCCTCACAGCTGGAGGAGCTGAAAAATCAGCGGACGGAGCCGGAGCCTGAACTTCAGAAACCGCTGGTGCGCCCCGAAGACGTCGAGAACTTCGGGTCGGATATGGTGGACTTCGTCCGACGTGCGGTCCAGGAGGGAATGAGGGCCGAAAGGGCGGAGTACCAGAAAAAGATCCAAGAGCTTGAGGCGAGAAACGCCAAGTTGGAAGCAACTCTGGCGGGCGTTGAGGCGAAGACAGGGCAAACTGCGGTACAGGCTTTCTTGCAGCAGTTGGATGCGTTGGTTTCGGATTGGAGAGCACTCAATACGGACCCTGCATTCCTGCTGTGGCTCGAGGAAGAGCACGAGCTGACGGGTACACCGAGGAAAGTCCTATTACAGGCTGCAGAGCAATCCCTGGATGCCAAGCGTGTAGCGGCNTTCTTCAACGCTTTCAAAAAAGAGACTGGTCGAGTTGCGCCGCCGCCGACTCCCAACTCTCAGACGCGTCAAGCTAGCCCAGAAGTCGCTCGGCAAGTTCAGCCTGGGAAATCTAAAGCTGCGACTACCCCGGCGAGTGAACCGGCGAAAAAGATCTGGACTGAGCGAGAAATCGCGCAGTTTTACGAGAACGCCAAGCTGGGGCGGTACAGCCGAGAGGACCAGGCACGGATCGAGGCAGAGATTGACCTCGCCGTTGCCGAAGGGCGTGTCAGGCCATGAAGCTCTAAAAGACGGCGAGGTCTTGGAAACGAGAGGAGCCAAGACCTATGGCCACTATTACCCCTGGTGNAGTAACGCCTATCGATTCAGGCGGGCCCTTTAATACAGCTACTCCGTATTCGGGTACGTTTATCCCGACGATTTGGAGTGGCAAGCTCAATGTGAAGTTCTACGCGACCACTGTCTTCGGTGAGATCGCCAACACTTCATATGAGGGCGATATCAAAAACCTTGGCGACAAGGTAATCATCAACAACGTCCCGTCGATCAACATCAAAGATTATCGAGTCGGCATGAACCTCGATTATGAGGTTCCCGAGCCCGAGACGATCGAGCTGTTGATCGATAAGGCCAAATACTTCGGCGTGAATGTTTCCGACGTTCTCGAGTTCCAGAGCCAGCCCGCGCTCATGGATATGTTTACGTCGGACGCGGCGAAGCAGATGTCCACCGCGATCGACCGTGACGTGCTCCTTGGCGTTTTTGACCAGGGCGCGGTGGCGAACATGGGGGACCAGGCTGGCGTCATCTCCCGCTCGTATAATCTTGGTACGGACGACTCCCCACTGCAGCTGACGGGGGAGAACGTCATCGAGACCATCACGGCGATGGCGTCTGTTCTCGATGAGCAGAACGTGCCTGACTCGGATCGTTGGTTGGTGATCAGCCCGTATGTCCGCAACATCATCATGGCGTCGGATCTTCGGGCGGCTTACCTGACGGGTGATCCGACTTCGCCACTCCGCAACGGTAAGATCGGCATGATTGACCGTTTCACGGTCTACGTGTCGAACCAGCTGCCGCATGCGCAGGCGAATAAGGACTTCGCTGGCGATCCAGATCCGGGTACCCAGCGGCGTCATGCGATCATCGCTGGCCACAAGACGGCGATTACTTTCGCATCTCAGATTGCGAAGGTTGAGTCGCTGCCGAACCCCAACGACTTCGGGACGCTCGTGCGCGGNCTGAACGTTTACGGGTACAAGGTGGTCAAGCCTGAGGCGCTNACGATGGCGCTGGTGGCGCAGTCGCCAACGTCTAGCTAATGACGGACTGAAGTGGGCCTTTCGGCCCACTTCTTTAGGAGATGACATGCTCACAGTTGTCTGCTGGAAATGGGCTGGGTGGAGAGCGATTTATTATCCGCAGCATGTGCATGCCTTGCAGCGCATGGTGAAGAAGTATTTGCAGATCCCTCATCGGTTCGTGTGCGTGACAGATGATCCTAAGGGGCTCAACTGTGAGACGGTTCGGTTGTGGAGCGATCCAAAGGTGAACACTCAGGCTGGTTGGCCGAATTGCTATCGCCGGTTGAAGATGTTCTCCAATTACGCAAAGACCCTCCTTGGAGAGAAGATCCTTTCGATTGATCTTGATTGTGTGATCTTGAAGGACATTACTGATCTTATAACGGACGATGATCTCAAGATTCTCAGCGGTGGAGTGGCACCATATAACGGATCGTTGATCCTACATAAACCAGGGACGCGTACGTGTCTCTGGGATGAGTTCGATAGTGAGTTCACTCCGCNCGAGATACAGAGGCATGCCAAGAAGACAGGTGTTAAATACTATGGAAGCGATCAAGCGTGGATAGCCTATCGCTGCCCTAATGAGCCGACGTGGACGAGAGAGGATGGGATCTGGCACTACACCGACTTTAAGGGCGAACCGATCCCCGAGAATGCTCGGATCGTCTTTTTCTCGGGAAGAGAGAAGGTGTGGTCCTCTACAGTCAAGAAAGAACGCCCTGATCTTTGGAAACCATATATGTGGGCTTTAGGTCATGGCAACGGCTAATGACATCATCGATCGAGTTCGCAAGCAGCTCATTGATACTGGCGAATTAAAACGCTGGTCCGATGAGGAGCTCTTGCAGTGGCTCTCAGATGGCCAGAGGACCATTGCGCTGGCGGTGCCTAGTGCTGCCCGCAAGCGGCAGGTTATACAGCTCCAACAGGGCACGTTGCAAGAGCTCCCCGCTGACGCGCATCTTCTCCTCTCAGTTATCCGCAATATGGGGATGGACGGGCAGACGCCTGGTCGGGCGATCAGGCTCGTGAAGCGAGAGATTATGGACGCCCAGAACCCTGATTGGCATTCAGCGCCTAAGCAGCCGATTGTTCAGAACTACATCTTCGACACCCAGGAGAAGACGTCCTTCTGGGTATACCCGCCGAATGATGGACGTGGTTACGTCCAGGTAAATTATGCTTACGTCCCTNCTGAGTTAACAAGTCTCGAGGACGAGCTCGCAGTCAACGACATCTGGTCTACTGCCCTGGTGGATTATTTGCTCTTTCGAGCCAATCAGAAGGACAGCGACTTCGCTGCTGGCAAGGAGATCGCTGAAGGGTATCTGCGATCGTTTGCGTTGGCGGTTAGTGCTCGTGGTGATGGTGAAAGCGAGGAGAATCCGAACCTCCAGCTTGTCGGGTTTGATCCGTTGGTCAGGGGGGCAGCTAAATGAGCCAGGTAGAGTACAGGAGCTTCTTCCCTGATGTACTCCCTTATGTGCCGGATTGTCCTGATCTTACAGCTCTGGCGGCAATCAGGGATACCTGCATCGAATTTTGTGAGACGTCTTTGTGGTTGCGCATCACACTGGACCGGGATGATATCGAGGCTGGAGAGGCCGAATATTACCTGACTCCTGGACCGGGTTATGTACCGGTGATGGCGCTAAGTGTTGTCTATAGGGAGAAAACAATTTTACCTACTACGGTGGAGTGGCTTGACGGGCATTACGGGACTAATTGGCGCGAGCATAGAGGGGAGCCGCGGTACTTTATTCAAAATCGTCCTGAGACGATCCAGTTTGTACCTATTCCTGATAAGAGTGTGAAGGATGGCTGGTACGCCACCGTGGCGGTGAAACCTAAGTCTAGCTCAGATAGAGTCTCTAAGAGTTTATTAGAGCATTGGCATGAGGCTATAGGTTTTGGCGCGCGTGCGCGCATCCATGAGATCCCTAACCAACCGTTTTCTGATCCTGTAGCAGCCCAAAGGTTTCGTGCCTGGTTTGTTGCGAAATGCAATGAGGCCAGAGCACAGACACGTCANGGGGTTGGGCGCGCTCCGCTTCGTGCGCGTCCGAGGCCGTTCGGGGTGTAAGCGATGGCCGAAATCTACGATCTTGAGATTGATCAGGGTGCGACCTTNCAGCGGAGGATTACGTGGAAGGANGGCAATGACAACCCGGTGAATTTGGAGGGTTACACAGCGCGAATGCAGATTCGCAAAACCATCCGAAGCAGCGAGGTCATTGTCGAGGCGACTACTGAGAATGGCTTCATCACGCTCGGCGGTGCAGCAGGTACTATTGAAATCTCGATACCTGCTGATGTGACGAAAACCTTCGACTTCAAGCGTGGTGTTTATGACTTAGAGCTTGAGAGTGCCGGAGGTTTCGTCACCCGTCTGCTTCAGGGCTGTGTCTATGTGAGTGCAGAGGTGACCCGATGAGCGTGGGTTACGGCTCGGGGAAGCTCATTATCGAGGAAGATGGTGAGACCAAAATTATCGAGCTTGAGTACCAACTTATTGAAGTTGGTGTGCTCGGCCCGCAAGGTCCGCGCGGTTTTGTTGGGCCGACAGGACCGACTGGTCCGACTGGTCCGACTGGTCCGACTGGACCTATTGGTGCGACAGGGCCTACGGGGCCGCAGGGCGATGACGCGTATTTTGCTGGTTCGACTTATTCGCTCGCAAACAATGAACTAACGCTGAAGACGCTGGAAATCACGACCGGCGAATATGCAGGCGGCTGGCGGCATACGGGCGCGGGCGGATTGAACTGGTATTTCGTCTTTCAGGCGATGTGGTTGTCGAACCAGTTCACGAAGGAACAAATTCGTGCTGCTGTTGAGACCTGCTTGAAGACGAGTGTCGTTGCCCCGTGGGAGCCGAANACGGCTTATGCTGCGGGCACTAAGGTCGTCATCGACGGCAAGATATTCTTTGTCAATATCTCCGGCTCGACCGGTTCAAGTCCGCCCGATGTTTCGGGTGCGGTGAACCGTGGTGACTTTGTGTGGGACGGCACGCTTGTGTGGGAGNACATGGGCACGACCGTTCCGAGCGAGTGGAAGTGGTTCATTATCGACGTGCTCAACGATCTGAGCACGCTTGATTACCCTGATAGCCACGACGCTTACGCTGGTTTGCTGGCTGCAGCTGCGTTGAAAGCTGGTTTCGATGCAGCTTGGTTTTCTACGCCGAGCATTTTTGCAGGTAAGACGAACCTGCAGGTTATCGAGACGATCTATACTGAGTGCGTCCTAAACACGATAGATGACACCGGGCTCGCCTCAACGTTTCAGGGAGATAAACTTGGCGACGGAACGCCGTATCCCATTCGTTTCATTGCGGACAATACGGACGCTTGGGTCGGCGCGAAGGCGCTGGCTGAGATTTACGAGAAGGAACTTGGTGATACGGTTGGAGCGCAGAATTGGCGCAATGTTGCCGACACCATCAAAAACGGCATTAAGGGATTGTGGGACCCAGTTGCTGGCCGGTTCCGCACCTACGCCAATCAGACGGGCTACGAGAATCTAACCGGCGATAAGGCGTTCGTAGACCATTTGCGCTTTCATGCGTGGCCGATCTTGCATGGTATGTGGACTGACTATGCCGAGTGGACCACGTATGCCGACCCTGTTATCGGTTACACCATCGCAAACACGCCGGGGCTTTGGGGTGGATACCTAGACGATTTCGCGCTGACCGAATGGTTTTTCATGGCGTCCATTCGGTTCAAGTTTCAGGTGGCGCGCGACGTATTAGTTTTCCGTGTGACGACACGCCCACTGGCGCAGGTTTCAAT